GAACCGCACTGCCACGGTTTGCACCCCTGTTGAGGGATCAGATGTTAAAACAGCAGATCAGTTCTCTGACATCATGTATTACGTCTACGATAAAGCAAACGCAGACTACATAGTATCTGAAGCCTTTGAGCATAGTCTTAAGACTGGATTGTCAATCATCGGTCTCTACATGGACTATTCAAGGGACAAAGTGAATGGCGACATCAAAATGTACTGGAAGCCATTCAACGCACTGATGTTAGATCCCTACTTTACTAAGCGAGATCTCAGTGATTGTGACCAGGCTTCAACCCGTGATCTTCTCTCTAAAGAACAAATTAAGTCTATGCTTCCATGGGTAGATCCTACAGTCATCGATAATCTACCTACTGGGATTCGAGATAACAAGTATCAATACTTGGGAATCTATAGACAATACAACTCTACTTACATCGCTAAAAACCTCTGCACCTACGACCAATATTGGAAGCGAATCAACAAAGTTCAGAAGTACCTTGTCGACATGGAAACAGGAGTGACGGAGGAATGGAATGGCGATGCTCAAGAGGAAAGGGCTCTCAAAGCTGAACTTAGGGAAGAAGCTGCACGAAGGGCTGAAATGGGTGAGGCTCCCAGAATTGAGTTTATCAATTCTCACAAGCGATCGGTGGAGCTTAATATTATCGTTTCTGGGCAACTTTTATATACTGGTCCTGATCCTACAGGCCTAGATAATTACCCTTTCATTCCCGTGTTACTTTACCACGAACCATTAATAGACACGTTCGAGCTCAAGATACAGGGGATCGTCCGATCGGTAATTGATGCTCAAAGACAATATAACAGACGCCATAGCCAGATAATCGACCTCATGGAATCGATAATCAATACAGGCTGGATCACCAAGAATGGCGCAGTATTAGATCCTAACATGCTAATGCAAGCAGGTCAGGGTAAACAAATCGTCGTCAATGAGGGCTATGATGTCAACGCAGACGTTCGGGAAATCTCTCCTCCAAACATTCCACCTGGATACCTCCAATACCAAGACATCATCGACAAAAACATCATGGAAATCCCTGGTGCGTCTGATGAGTTGCTTGGTCTTTCTGCTGTTGGTGACAGCCAAGTGTCAGGGAAACTCGCAGAAGTTAGAGCCTCAAACGGCCTCAAAGGCAACAGAGGAATCTTCGATAATCTCGAGCAATCCAAGAAATATCTTGGAAAGCTTGTAATCGAGTGCATCCAAAAGAACTACTCTCCTGGGAAGATCCAAAGAATCATAGGAGAAGAGCCCACAGAAGAATTCTTCTCGGGTCAATTTGAAGAATATGACTGTGCTATTAAACAGGCAGTTAAGACATCTACACAAAGAGAAGCATACTACTACCAGTTGCTGCAACTCGTAGCTTTAGGCGCTCCGATCCCATGGCCAGATATCTTGGCAGTTGCTCCACTACAGGGAAGCACCAAGCTGCATGAAATAATGAGGCAACAAGCCGAGGCTGCTCAACAAGCTGCCGCTGTCGAACAAGAAGCCGCCCAAATGCAGAAAATGCTTGATATGGCTGCTGTTAATCAATCAACAGCACTCGCAGAAGAACGTAGAGCAAGAGTACTGGCTGATATTGGTTTGGCAAAAGAACGTGAGTCTGAAGTCACGCAAAACCACGCTAAGGCGTTCCTTGATAACGCTAAGACGATTGCGCAGATTGAAGACATTCCTCGAAAACGATTAATCGAGGTACTAAAGCTCGCATCTGAAATTCGGATGCAAGAGAAGCAAGCGACAGAGGTCGAATTGCAGAAGGACATGAAACGGGCAGAAGCCCTTAAACAATAGGAAAACATATGGCAAAAGGTACAGCTACATCTAACAAGATGATGCCCCGTATGGAGACTTATGGTGGTCAGAATAACCCAGGTTATCAGCCTCCACAAGGATCAGCCGGAGCAGCAGCTTTTGGTGAATACAGCACCAAAAAGAATCCCATGAGCGTTCCCAAGAAAGGTTCCGATATCGGACCTGGTTATGGTAATGCTGATCGCATGAAAGCTATGGCAGCTAAGAACGAACAAGAGAAAAAAGAATCTCTTCGAGGACAGCCATGCTAATCACGCCTGCTAGCGTCCAGATGCAACAGCATATAGAAACAAGGGAAGGGATAACCAACCACTTTAACTACTTGCTGGAAAAAATCCTTAATGAAAACAAGCATAAGGATAAGTACTGGATTCTTGGCAAAGCGAAGATTGAGAAGAAGAAAGGTAAGGATATCGTCCGTCCGTTTTTACAGGCGTGCGAAGAGAAACCTGGAATCATCAAAGAGAGCTTCGTCTATGAAGTGGACAATAGAAGAGGCGTAAAGACTCTGCTCTGGATCATGCATCCAGGGGACATGTTAAGTTTTCCCACACTTGGGAAGTCCATCCGTGTAACCGGCGGAAATACGGGTTCAACAATCCTCCTACCGAGGTAACGGTAGACAATAGGGAGTTATGATGAGTAACGAAGAACAAGAAGACCAAGCTGCTGTCTCCGAGCATGCCGTAGTCGACCAACAGGATACAACACAGGAAGAACCAAAGATGGTTCCACTGGCTGCTCTACAGGCAGAACGTCGGAAGCGCCAAGAATTTGAGACTCGCACCAAAGTGTACGAGGATCTTCTAGCGAAGAAAAACGTTCCTACTGAAGAAGAGGAAGATGAAGACCCAGAAGCTTTGCTTACTAAGTCTTCTTTCCGAGAAGAGAAAGCCCTCACGAAGAGGGAGATTCTTGAGCAGGTCTACCAAGACATGAATCCTGAGGCAGTTCAAAAAATAAACACGTATTTGAAACCAATTTTGGACAAGAAGCCTTGGTTAGCAGCGACATTAGATAATGCCGTAAACCGCTTGGCCCGTGCCAACGAAATCGTTGATGACTACATCCACTTAGTAAACGACAAACCTCGTGCTAAGAGCAATGTAGCAGATGCGCAAAGGATAGTTGATAACGCTAATAAGCCTAGATCACCTACGGAAGTGGGGAAGTCTGCGCAGCCTAGCGGAACCGAATATCTCAAGAGCATTCAAGGGAAGAAAGAGTTTAGGGAATATCGACAGAAGGTGCTCCGAGGCGAGGCATAAAAAAATTTTGCCGCTATTGTCAAAACATTTTTTGACTAGGAGAAAAAAATGGCCGCAGGAACAACCACGACAGTACAAGTCGACCCAGAAGTCAACTTGTTCTTCGACAACATACTCCTTGACCGTTACCAACCATACTATGTTTATGGTTATTTCGCTCAGGAGAGACGCATTCCACAGAAGAATAGCAAGAACGCTATCTTCCGTAGATTTGACAACTTAGCAGACGCTTTAACTCCCCTTACTGAGGGCGTTACACCGAATGCTGAACAAGTTACTAAATTCGATATCACCGCGACTGTTTCTCAGTACGGTAAAGTCGTTGAACTTAGTGACGATGTGATCATCACTGTGCAAGACCAAACTGCGAACGAAGTTGCAGATATGTTGGCACAGAACATGGCATCTACTTACGACAAAATCGTTCGTAACATGCTCGTGGCAACAAGCGCTCAAATTGACTGCCTAAACGGGGTTAACGGGAACGCGATCACAGAGGTAACAACTACTGACCTAGAGTTAGCAGTTGACTACGTTACAGAGAACAACGGTAAGAAACTATCACCCAACCAAGAAGGTACTAACGCCTTCGGGACTGCTCCAGTTTGGGCGGCCTATTGGATGGTCATTTCCACCGATCTTAGAACTGATTTCAAAAACCTTGCAAACTTCTTGGCTACTGCTGACTACCCACGTCAACAATCTGTACTTGAAGCTGAGCTAGGCTCTTGCGATGAAGTTCGCCTTGTTATGACTTCAGAAGGTTACAAGGACGTTACTGTATCACCACCTGTCTATTCCAACATGCTGTTCGCGGCTAACGCTTACGGACGAATCATGATCGACGATCAGTCGATGGAAATGATCATCAAACCTTTGGGAGCTGGACAAGATCCATTGAACCAAAGACAGACAATGGGTTGGAAGGGTCGTCTTGGCTCAGTCATCCTTGATGATAGCTGGTGTGTAAACTTAAGAAGTACAAAAGGTTAAGGAGGAAAATATGACTGCACCAATCGGCAATGCCGCAAACGTCTACACCGGAACACGAGAGTTCGGGCAAGTGACGAATACATATGGTGGATACTTGCAATCAGCAGGTGCCGCTTACAATCTGATCCTGCCTTGGCAGGCGGATAAACTTGAGTGGTACAACTATACAAAGTTCGCCACTAACGCCAACAACATCTCTGGCGTATGGTTTAGAGACTTCCCTGCTGGGGACGCTTTGATCGTATCTAGAGGGACTACAGATCTTACTTCTACGTTGGAAGCAACGAACGGGGTGACGATCAACAACTTGGCTGGAGGTTTCACAGACCAACACCGAACAATCACAGGGATCACAACAGCGACTCCTGGGGTTGTAACTACATCGGCAGCTCACGGGCTGGTTGATGGAGATAGAGTTGTCATCACTAAGCTTCTTGGTGCTATCGGCCAAGCGCTTAACAACAACACCTATATGGTAGACGTTCTTTCGGCTACTACATTCGGTTTGTATGACATCTACGGTGTTCCAGTCCCTGTACTCGCTACTTATAGCGCTTCAGGTGGTCAGATCACTAGATCAGGTGAGAACTTCAATGTAGTCGATAACCCAATTACCTACAGACTTCAGTTAGGTTCTGCGGTTATGGGAGCTGATAACGATGTTATCTACTTCCAAGCGACCAAGTTCAACGCTTACTTCAACCTAGGCGATGTAGCTTAAACCAATAGGGTGGGGACAAAATGTCCCTACCCACTTTTAAAAGAGGAACTATGAGCAAAAAAACTCAGAAAGATAAAGATTCAGAACTAATGGAAGCAGCCGTATTGAGAGGTGCCGATCTCCCTAAAGAGAAAATGGAGCCTTTTGATTTCGATACTTTCAAGTTCGAGAAGGTAGAAGACTTTGATGTCTACAATGCACACGTTCGCAAGCATAACAGATTCTGCACGCATGAACGTAATAAGATGAAAGTGAAGGTTCCTGATGAATCCTTCTATAAGAAATTCAAGACCAAGTTCCATCGATTCCAACAGCATGAAAACGTACTAAAAGTCCGTGTTCGCAATAAAGAGATCGATTGGTCAGGTCAACTTAAATCTGGTGGAACTTACATGCTTCCATTGCCAGTGATTAACTTCTTGAACAAGTTGGCTACACCTGACTTTGCAGAAGTTAAAACAGAGCACGGAAACGTTGTTCACACTGAGACTAAGCAGGTAGGAGAAACACCAAGATTCTCATGTAATGTACTTGAATACGCATAGGACAACATTATGACAACAGGGCCTGTATTACCACAATCCGGAGCAAGCGTAATCCAGATCATGAGAAACGTTACGGGTAGGGTCGATAAAAACGATCCTGCCTTTACCGATCCTATCATGTTCGATTACCTAAATGCGTTTGTTCAGCAAGAGCATCCCCAAGAGGTTCGGATCTTTCAAAACCAAACTTGGTGGGATTTCTCTATTGATCCAACGACTCTTGATCCAATGCCAGTGGATTTAGATGCCCTAGGTTTTAGTACTATCAATGCCCCTGCATATATTTCCTATACGACTGGTGATTTCACCTCCTTCCCTCTTTTTTGGTACTTAGATCCTAAGCAGTTCTATGCCAGATGGCCATGGGATCAGGTCTTTACTCCTCAGATGCCAACTTATGCGTTGTATTACAACAATGAGCTGACTTTCCGAGGTCCACCAGACCAAGTATATAACGTCCGAATTTCGGCTTATAATATCGATTATTCGTTCGCTGGAGGAACCAATACAAATGCTGGTTCCATCTTAGCCAACGTTCCGAATGCCTATCTTACTCGCTATTTTGCCTATGGAGCTTCATTAGACATCTTAAGTGATTACGGAGAGATGGATAAATACAACGAGGTTTTCCAAGTCTATCGCAGATACAGAGGGCAAGTATTGGCAAGGACTTGGCAGCAGTTTGAATCACAAAGAACAGCCCCAGACTTTTAGGAGATACTATGACATTTAATCCAGCAGTTCCACTAAACGGTGATTCTCCGGCGATCTTTCCCAGCCAGAATCAGGTGAACATGGCTAGGCTCCAGACAATTATAGGAGCTGATCACCAGTTTAATCTCACTGCCGCCGCAGACGATGGATATCACAACGTGATCCATTTAACTCAACAAGCTCCAACTGGAGCACTTGCCGCTACTGGACGTCTTTATTGCCGGTCCAATGGTCCAAACATTCAGCTTTTTTACATGGATGACTCAGGAGTTGAGAATCAGATAACACCTTTTGACTTTCAGAATCCCAGCAAGGTTTTTGGGAGTACAGTTCTAGCATCTGGAGCCACGGTTAACATCTTTAACGTAGCTTATGCCTTTACTGGATTCGGAACTGTTTTTGTACTAGGTACAACTTCCCAGAGAACATACAACTTTTTGCGAACAGGTGTTCTTACTGACCTTAATGAACTGGATAATAACTCGGGAGCAGTCTCTAGACCTACTCTTCAGTTCTCAGGCACAATTTTACAGGCTAAAAACAACAGTGGTAGTTCTCAGACTGTTCTTTGGTCCTTAATGATTAATAGGGTTTAATATGACATACTCTCCCTACTTAATAGCTAATTACTCAACAGGGTTCGACCGAGAGCTTCAGCCTTGGCTTTTGCCAAATGATGCATTCGTCGATCTTTTGGATAGCTATGTTTATAGGGGAGTTACAAGGAAACGAGATGGATACTCTGGATTTGCCAATGGATTGAAGTCTGTTTATGTCGAAAGCCGTATGGTCCATCAGGTAGCAGCAGTAGCTCCAGCGACTGGAGCCATCAATGGTGTAAATGCCACCTTTACCTGGACTCTAACTCCTCCTATTGCTAGAGGAAGTGTTGTAGTAACTGGCAGTAACCCAGTGCAAGTGCTAACAGATAATGGACTTGGGGGATTTACTGGTGCTGGAACTGGAACAATAAACTATACCACGGGCGCAATCTCAGTAACTTTTACAGCTCCACCAGCTGGCGCATCTACAGTGTTGCTCACCTACAGCTTCCATCCAGGACTTCCAGTGATGGGAGTCATGAGTTTCTACCCAACAAATAACGTTAGGCAATTGATTGTAGCCGATACTAGATATGTCAATCGATACAATCCTATAACAGACAGACTAGAAGACATCAGCCCAGCCGGTGCTTATAATGGAACAAAGACAGACTTTTGGTCATGGGTTAACTATGCAAGTCCAACTAGCGTTCCAAGACTTCTCTTTGCAAATGGAGTGGTTGGGGATGTAATCCAGCAATATGACGGTACAACAGTAGCAAACTACGCCCCCACTTTTGCAGGTGGCACACTAAATGCAAGACAGATTTTTAACGTCAGAGATCGCCTCGTACTCTTCCAAACTATTGAAGCTGGTGTTCTCTTTCCTCGCAGAATTCGCATCTCTGGAACAGGAGTTAATAGTGATACCTTTGACAATACAGCTCCTGGAGCTGGGTTCATTGACATTCCAGATAACACCTGGTTCTTTGGTGCGGCCTTTAATAGAGACGATGTTCTCTTCTTCACAGAAGCCGCTACATGGATGATGAAGTATACCGGTAATGATGTAACTCCTTTCACTCTCGAGAAGATCGATGGTAGCAGGGGATGTTCAGCTGCTTTCTCTGTGATCTCTTATCTCAATAGAACTCTAGCTGCTAGTCCAAGAGGCTTGATTATCAGCGATGGCTATCAAGTTGAAAGGATGGATAACAACATCTCTGACTTTGCTTTCAATAGCATCGATAACAATAACTTCATTGAATGCTTCTCTGGATTCTTGGATGAAGACCGAGATGTTTACTTGATCTATCCTTCTCAAGGTAAGATTAAACCTCCTCTAGTACCAGATGGATCTTCCGATAGAATCTTGGTCATCAACTTCGAAGAAGATAACTATGCAGTCTATAGAATCCCTCTCTCCTGCATGGGCAACTTCCAAGTAGCTATCACCACTCTTTGGTCCGACCTAACAGCAGCCAACGGTTTCCCAAACTGGGATGCTTTAGCTAGTGTATTCAGTAACTGGAATGCTTTCCCTTACTCAAAAGGAACTCCGATAGCGATCGGTGGTGGTCATAAAGGAGAGATCTGGAGACTCAATAACGTTGAGAGCGAAGACAATCCTCAAAGAATCCGAGCCATGAGTGTGATTGATGGTGATACTCTTCGCGTGACAACCGATTGGAACAACTACAACATCGGAGACAACATAGTTTTCGAAGCCGCTGGAGGCATGGTAGAGGTAAATCATCAGCAAGCCCCTATAAAGGCCATTGTAACGCCTTACGTCACTTTTGATGTCGACATACAGACCCTTGGATTTTCTGCTTACACAAGCGGCGGTATTGCGTCGCAAACAATACCAATGGAAGCGTTAAGTAAAAAGTTGAATCCTTGGGTGGATTCTGACAAGAAAGTCCGATGTGGATGGATTTATTTCTACGTCAGTGTGGCTGATACTATTCTTGAGAATGCAGATGGATCTCCGGTCTCGGCTTTCCTAGATATCGATATCATCACTAACGACACAGAAGTAGATAGTGTCCCAACATTCCAATACCGAATCGACTGTACTAATCTGGCTGGAGAGATTGGATCTAAGAAGTGGGTAAAGATCTGGATTAACCAGACAGCTCAGTTCTTACAGTTCAGAATGAGAAACAACCAAGCCGGCGCAAAGATTCAAGTGCATGCCATGATGCCTGGATTCCAACCAGTAGGGAGACTTGTATGACTTTTAATCTTCCACGCTATAAGAACTTTGGCCAAGAGATTAAAGAACTATCTCCCAACCTCGCCAATCAGCTATCTCAGATGTACACCGATATTGCCAACTCCATGTCGCAGGCAATTAAGAAAGATATACTAACAGGACGAGATCCAGCAGCGAATGATCAAAGGAATTCTTTCTTCTCTATTGGGGACATAACTGTTAGAACGGATACAGACATGGCATGGATTATGACATCAAGAACGACGCCAAACGCGGTCACTTGGACTTTAATAACTTAGGTAACAAAGGTAGGATTATATGGCAGATTGGACAGGTGGAGCAACAGGAGCCCTAGGTGGTGCTTCAACCGGAGCTACCATTGGATCTGTTATCCCAGGTGTAGGTACAGCAATTGGCGCAGGAGTTGGTGGACTTATCGGGGGAGTAGCAGGTTTATTTGGGAGTAAGAAGAAGAAAAAGAAGAAGATCTCAACCTTCGACAAAAGACAAAGCAAGCTGAATGAGCAACAGCATGATGCTATCTTAGGCCAAGGACCTCTTGCAGATCTCTATAACTACGATCCAGAAGCAGCAAACAAGGTATTTGATCAGAACATTGCTAACCCTGCTTATCGTAAATTCAAAGAAGATCTTGCTCCTGGAATCACAGGCCAGTTTCGAAGCCAGGGTCTTATGAATAGTTCGTATGCTGGAGATGCACTGTCTAAAGTAGCTCGAGACATCCAAGAGAATCTAGACGCTCAGAGATCCCAATATCTCTATGGAGAGCAAAAGGATGCTAGGAGTGCTAAGAGAAGTGCTGTGGATTCTCTTCAAGGCAGACAGACCTTTGCCGTAGATACAGCAGCTCAGCAAGGAGGAGGATTCGACATCAACAAGGTTTTATCATCAATAACACCTGAGATGATTGATCAGACTAAAAACTTCTTCAATAAGCCAGCTGGAGGAACAACATAATGCCATCTTTACAAGTCGTAGACACAACAGAACGTAAGCCTGAGCCAACAGGTGTAGAGGAATTCTTTTCTAAGCTGGGAAAAAGCTATAGAGATGAGAATGACCGTGTTGAAATTGGTAAGCTAATCGATGAGTACAAGACGAATCGAGAAGATGCTCACGCCTGGGAAAATCTACAACTTGGGCTTGAAAAGAGTAACATTTCTCCCTCTAAGAGGCTTCAAACTCAACAGTCCCTTAACGATATGAAGAAGACAATCATCGAGAGAGATAAGGCATTGAATGCCAAAGTTAATAAAGGAATGTTGACTCAAGAAGAGAAAGAGCGTCAGAAAAACAATCTTATTAAAGCTGGCTGGCCAGAACATGCAGCAGATCAATATCTAGATGCTCCTCCTGGAGTAAAACAAACTCTTGAAAGAGAACATGCAGCTCTCACAGAAAGGGGATTGAGAAAGCCATTAGTTACAGTTCCTAAGGGAGTAGATAATGAGCCTAAGGTAGGAGACATTGCTGAGGAAACTCCAACTGCTGAAAACGTAGCCGCTAAAGGACCTATCTTCGTTGATGAGCCAGAAACTCCAATGGAGAAGAAAGATGCTAAAGCCGAAGCACCTATTCCAGAAGATGAATGGGCTCCTCCTGTAATTCCTCCTAACATGAAGTTCGATGAAAGAATTAAGTGGGAGAATAATAACGAGAAAGAAAATAACAAAGAACTAAAAGAAACACAAACTAAAAAGAAAGCTTACGCTCAAAACGATATCCTTATTAATAGCATGACCAAGGTTAATGACTCTGGAAAGCTTCCCTCTGGGATTGGCAAGACAATCATAGATCCGTCTACTGGAGATATTCGCCCTACTGCTCAGCTTGCTGGAATAGTAAACCCAGAGACTCAACTGTATGTCAAAAACTTAAAGCAATGGCTTAAGGGAGCCAAAGACTTCTTTGGTGCTAGAGTGACTAACTTCGACGTTTCATCCTTCATGGCTCAGTTGCCTTCTCTCTTAAATAATGAACAAGGGCGTAGATTAATTCTTAAACAGATGAAGTATGTTAATGATCTAGAAGCGATTCATAATAATACTTTAAACGAAGGATTGAAGAAGTATGGACGTACTGCAAACTATAATCAAGTGGTTCAAGAAGTTGATAAGAAAGTCGGAGAAAGAGAACAAGACCTCCTCGGTAAAATAAACAATCTAGTGGAAGCATCTTCCTTTATCAACTTGATGGCGGAGAATCCAGATAAGTTCCGAGGAATGATTATGATGCAAAAACCAGATGGCTCTTTCAGAGCAGTTCCTAAAGATAGAGTTGAATCTCTTAAGGCTAAAAAATGGAGAGACTTTTAATGACAGTTCCAGCTCAAACACCCGTTTTAGACGATGAAGATGAAGGCATTGATTTAGCCGCATATAGTCAACAACAAGAAGCCCAGTCAAATGAAGATGATGACGAAGGAACAATTGATATGGCTGAATATGCTCAATCTCACGAGGCTGAAGAGGCTACATGGTGGGATGCTGCTAAAGAAGCGGGTGTTCAGTCTATCGCTGGATTAGGACAAGCCTTCTCTTGGCCTTTAGATGTATTGAAATTAGCTATGGTGGGTGAGGGATTAACCGATATTGATGAGCTTGAAGAAGCATTCCAAAAAGCTGGGAAAGAATTTGATAGAGACAAGTACATAAAAACCGTGATGGAGCAAGGGGAATTCATTCCTACCCAAGCACTTTTAGAAAGAACTATTGATGAAAACTTTGGGACTAACATCGAAAATCCCAAAACTCGGACTGGTAAGTTCTTTAATAAACTTTTCTTTCTAGGAGGGTTAACCCGAGGAAAGGGGTGGGGAAAAGCTATAAAAGCTGGAGTAACAGGAGCTACCACAACTGCCGCATTAAGAGAAGCGGGAGCTCCAGAAATTGTATCCGAACTTGGAGGAGACATCACTGGTGGATTAGCTACTTTAGAGAAGCAAGCTAGAAAACTTTCTCCTGAAGCCAAAAGAATTACAGAGATAGCAGATAAGCACGGACTTCCTCTGATGGAAGTAATGCTAAAAGATGAAATCTCTCCTACAGCTCGTATCACTCAAGGAAGAAAAGCTGCCTTCGAAAAAGAACTTGGTATGACCACTGAAGAAGCAATAGCCAAGGTTGTAGAAGACAAGATCCCGATAGCCAAACTCCGAGCTCAAGGAAAAGATCTAGAGGTATTGGAATCCGAAGCCTATGAACAGGCAAAAACTCTAGCGAAAGCCAAGCCTAATCCTATAGATACTAAACAGATTGTTTTGGACATTGATAGAGAGATTGCTAGAATCAAAAGTCTTGCTCCTTCTCCTAGCGATGCTCAACAAGCCGCTATCAGAATCCTTGAGAAAGAGAAAAAAGTTCTTGGCAAGACGAAGGCTAACGCTGAACAACTCATAACTCAGACTCAGAACTACAACTCAAACGTCAAGAGCATCTATAAGAAAGCTGAGTTTAGCGGAGTAGAAGAAGAGGTAAAGAATGCCTATGGATTCCTTAACAATTCCATCCGAAATACAGTAGAGAAAGAAGCTGGATCTGAGATCACAGATGCCTATAAAGCAGCCAATAAGATCTATGGACAGAATGCTTCACTCGCCAGAACTGAAGGAATGGTAACTAAAGCTTTTCAAAATGGTGAATATAGCCCTAAGAAACTACATCAAGTTCTGAACTCTAAACAAGGCGCTGTTCTTCGAAGAGATATAGGCGAACAAGGGGTAAAAGAGCTAAGAGACATTGCTGAATTCGGACAAACAGCAGTGAAAGCAACTACTCAATTCGCAAACTCTGCCAAACATAAATTTCAAGTGGGAGAATGGGGACCATTAGCTGGCTTCCTTCTTGCAAAAGTTCCTCCTGTAGGTGCAGCAGCAGTAGCTGTAAAGCCTTTCACAGACTATGTGCGTGGATATCTATTAACTCGACCAGCAGCTCGTACTGTCTATAGAGACATTGTAAAGAATGCCTCAAAAGGATCATTCAGCAATATGGCTAAAGACTTTGCTACCTTGGAAGGAATGATAGTAGATGAGTACGGAAGCATGGATGAGTTTATGAAGCAGGGAATCAAAGAACTTCAATTCTACACTCCAGGTGAAGAAGACGAAGATTAGGATTCTTCTTCAACCTTAAATCTGCACACCCACCATACAAATCTAAAAAGTGGTGTTATAAAAAACATCATCGTATGAAATGCAAGACATACCAATGTCCATGCAATAGCCAGTCCTATTATCCAAAAAAGTAGTGTTAGCATTTGCTCCTTCTTATATCTATATATGTATTTTTAGTATCCCACTATATCATCCTTCCGAGGGGAAAGTCAATTTCAAAGAATTTGTATATACTTTTGACATGCTCCGTGCTAGTGTAAAGAAAAAACTTTAAACACAGGAGTGTGAGTTATGTCCTTAGCTAGAGCATCACGTCAATACCTAGGTGTAAGGGCGCTCCTTCCACCTGATTTACAAACGGCCTCAAGAAATCCTTTAACGTCCGATACGGCGTATGTAAAGGGAACTTTATGGCTTAATAAAGCAGCCCCAGCAGCCTTTATGTATTCTGGAGCTGGTGGAGTTTGGATCTCTTTGGGATCTGGAACTACCGGAGCCATCGTCACTCTTACCGGAGATACAGGCGGAGCTCTTACCCCCACAGCTGGAAACATTAATATTCTAGGTGGAGCTGGTGTAACGGTCACAGGATCTGGTAGCACATTGACCATAGCCCTAACAGGTGGTGGAGTTGCCTTTGATTCATTCGTACCCGATGCCGGTACAAACCCAGTAGTTCCTTCGGCTACAGGAAGTTGCACAATGGCTGGTACAGCTAACCAAATCACCACAACTGGTGGATTGAATAGCCTGACATTCTCTGTCCCAGCGACATTCATTGCTCCTGGAACGATTGCTTCAACAACAACTTTGACAGCTGGTTCGTCTCTTGCGGTCACTACTTCCGCAACAATCGGTACAACTCTTGGAGTAACAGGACTCTCGACTCTTGCAGGATTGACTCAAGTAGGTACTACTCTGATCAACGCCTCTGGAGCTGCCGTAACCACAATCGGTACAGGCGGAACAGGAGCCGTAAACATTGGTAACGCCACAGGCAACACTGCGGTTACTGGATCTTTGACAGCCTCTACTACACTCACAGCTACACTCGGTGCAATCACTGCAACGAACGGTAACGTGGTTCTAGGAACAGCTGGAAACAAGATCATCAGCACAAGCGTAGCTTCTACAACAACAGCGGGTGCAAACTCCTTTGGAAAAGTCACTCTAGTTGCTGGAGCTGCCGTTGTTAGCACCACTGCTGCTTTGACAAACTCAATAATCATATTGACAACTCAAGCTTTAGGGACTGTTGCGACTCCAATGCCAATTGCTGTTACAGCAAGAACAAACGCTACCTCGTTCACAATCACATCATCTGATGGAACAGATACTTCAAGCATCGGCTGGATGATCATTAACTAATAGGAGGCAATATGTCAGCAAAAAAAGTTTACTTTGACACGTTGCGCTCTTTAGCGTTCGGGGGGATCTCAGCTGTTTATGCACCTGTAGGAACTCCCTTTACTCAAGAGGCGCGCATCATATGTTTCACCAACAAGACACAGGGAGACCTGATTCTAAGTACGGACAATACGAATGTGGATGGTCAGATCTTCTTGCCAGCAGGAGCATTCAAATTGTACGACCTGACTGCGAACTTGGTTCCTGGTAAAGACGACAACTTCGTCATCGCTAAAGGCACACAGTTCTACGTTAAGCAAGTAACTGCACCTACTAGCGGAGCTGTGTACATTGAAGACGTCTACGCCTAGAGGAATATCGGACGCTGATTTAAGAGCTGCACAAGAGCTAAAGAATGATAGGGACTTCAAGTATGAAACAAACCAGTCAATCCAAAGCTTAGCGCAAGGTCTTGCCGCGCTTACGATCAAAAATGAAAAGGCCCATAGCAGTTCTCATAGCGATCGTAAAGCTCTTCTGATCGAGTTTGAAAATCTTAGAGAATCTGTCCTTGAATCCATGAAAGAAATGGATCAAAGGCTAGGCGATGTAGAAAGTAAATTGTTTGAAGTCTTGGACTCATTTACAGATCTGAAAGAAGAGATCGTCCTGAAGAACTTGACCAAGCAAGAGTTCTATAATGCTTATGTAAAGGAAGTAAAACACCTAGATGATCTTGAAAAGAAGGTCGCAGAAAGGGGTGACTACTTCAACTATGCATTAGCGACTATCAAGGCTCAATTCAAACAAGATATTGAAGTTGTCAAGAAAGACTTGACACCTGTGATCCCAGAGGTCGATCCAGTCGATGTAAAGCTGGATGAAAGATTCAAGGTGTTAAAGGTCGATTTTGATGGCTTAGTAAGGGAGATCGCTATTCTCAAGAGGTCAGTCGCATACGATCAGAAGAAGTTTGAAAACATTTACACATTGATCGAAAGATTGAAGGAAGGGATGAAATGAGTCAAGAAGGCATAATCGATATCATCGGAACCCATCCCGAGATTCCAACAGACTTCATCGCTAACGTAGGCAATGCGATCCCTATCGCTAACACTCTAGAACTTCTAGGCGAAGTAGTAGCAGCTGGAACCAATCCTTTTAGGTCTATCGGTTCTGGCAATACAATCACCTTTCAAGTTCAATATGCTCAAGCCTCTCCTGTATCTAACCCTCTCTTGGCAGGTATTGCTTCCTTCCAATCAGCAGACTTTGATGTAGATGCTAATGGATTCGTTTCTCTAGATGCAACAGCTGGTGACACGAATATGCAGGTTGATGCTTTTACCGCTCCTGGCACAAATCCCGTCACACCTTTAGCTAGCGTCATCACAGTCACAGGGGGACAGGTCGCAGCAGGAACAACAGCTAATGTAATTCGAACAAATTCTCTATCTGCGAATACCTACACTATACAGATTCAAAGAAGCTCAGCTCAAGCGGTATCCACCGTAGGAGCTAACGGTGTCTCTCACTTCGATTCCGCAGGATTCGGCGTAGGTGCAAATGGATTTGTAACCCTAAACTCTACAGCTTTAGGCGTCTTATCAGTCACTGGGACAGCTAATAGAATTACTTCTACTGGTGGACAAAACCCAGTCATAGACATCTCTGCTTCATACGTTGGTCAAAGCTCGATAACGACCCTAGGAACGATTACTACAGGCGTATGGCAAGGTACAGCCGTAGGGCCAACATTTGGCGGTACAGGTCAAACAACATATGCTACTGGGGACATCTTGTATGCTTCAGCAGCCAACACTCTTTCAAAGCTGGCGGCTACCACTAACGGGTTTGTTCTTCAACTAGTTGCAGGCATCCCTGCATGGGTAGCTCCATCAGGCGGAACAGTCACCAGCGTTTCTGGTACGGTTAATAGAATCACCTCAACAGGAGGTACTACTCCTGTAATCGATATCTCGGCCTCTTACGTGGGCCAGGCTTCGATCACTACCTTAGGGACTATAACCACAGGGGTATGGAACGGAACGGTCATAGGAGTCATCTATGGAGGTACAGGATTAACTTCAGCATCTCAAGGAGACTTGCTTTATGGCTCAGCAGCTAACACTTACTCGCTCTTGGCTAAAGATACAAATGCTACTCGTTATCTTTCCAATACTGGTACTACAAACAATCCTGCTTGGGCCCAAGTCAACTTGGCTAACGGCGTCACAGGAAACCTGCCAGTCGGAAATCTCAACAGCGGCACCTCGGCCTCCAACACAACCTTTTGGAGAGGTGACGGTACTTGGGCCACTCCAGCAGGAGGAGTAACAGGGCCAGGATCTTCAACAGATAGAGCAATATCTACATGGAATGGAACTGGTGGAACCGCTTTATTCGACAACCCATCAGCTACAATCGATAGTTCTGGACGAATGAAAAATACTTCACAGCCAGCGTTTTTGGCTTTTCAAAGTGGAAACCAAACGAATGCCACAGGAAACGGAGCTACCTACACTCTAGGAACTACTTCAGATTTAACAGAAGTTTTCGACCAAGGATCCAACTTTGACCCAGCAACAGGGGTATTTACTGCTCCAGTTACAGGGAAATATCAGCTGAATAACGTAATTCTAATGTTTTCTATAACAGCTGCGATGACTACTGGGGATATTGCCATTGTAACTTCCAATGGAGTATTTATCGGCACATTTGCAAATTGTGCAGTGGGAAAAACCATATCAACTTTTGCTGATTTTTATTCTTTCTGTTGCAATGTACTTGCAGATATGGATGCCGCAGATACTGCGACTTTTACAATAGCTATCTATGGTGGAGTAGGAAACACAGCTGGAGTATCAGGCACATTTGCTAGAGAAACAACAGTAAGTGGATATTTAACATGTTAAGGAGAGATAAATGAAAATTAGCATAGATGATCAAGAGCTTTTTACCATTTCTGAAACTCAGAAAAAAGTGATTAAGAATGATATACAAGAAGAAATATTCGATGAAGATATGAAGCGTAGGATTAAGTATATCATCATGCATAAGTACGAACAGTGTTTTGATCGTCTTAAAAAGGAATGGGAACCTAAATTAGCCCAAGTAATGAGCTCTATCCCAACGAATGCAGATGAATTAGCCGAATTAATTTTCTCTCAGCCAGATTATAAAAATCGAAGTAAACGAGAAACTACAGGAAAATAAGATGACAAACTTTAATCCAAAGAATCCAAGTAAATATCTAGGTACAAATAAGTTCATCACCTTTTTTGTAACTAGAAATCGTCAGCCAATTGGATCGGATTACCGACAGCCAGAAACAGGAACTTTATATTCAGTCGGAACAGTTTGGCAAGTAGGCAAAGATCCTACCACAGGATTTGAAGGTGAGCTATGGATGCTCTCTAAAATTGTTTCCAATGTGGCTTATTGGGTACATATTGGATCATCAGGTGAAATTGCTGTAGATTCCTTTCAAGTTCAAGCAGCTACAGCCCCTGGAGTTAATCCCGTTACACCAGATGCAACTGGCTTAGTCACTGTAAATGCAGCTCTTGTAGCAGCCCATTCAGTTCCTATAGAAACCCGTACACGTGCTTTGAATGCGTACAATGTGGAAGTGCAACTTTCATCCCTAGTCACTCCTACTCCAGTAAATTCTAATGCTGTAGGGTTATCAAGCTTCAACACAAATCAATTTGATTTTGATGCTACAAGCGGAATGGTTTCTCTTAAGGGAAGTACAGTAAATCCAGCTATTACAGCTATCAATCCAGATACTGGAGCTAATGTAACTCCGTTATCTACTGGAGTATTGAAAGCACACGGTCAAAATCCAGCAAGTACGAATGGCGTAGAAACTTACAATATAGCAGCTGATGAACTAGGGATCAGACTTAAAACTCCTTTCCTAGGAAGCTATATATTTCAGAACAACGCAAGCACAACTTTTCAAGATTTAGCGAGCAGAAATACAGACACAAATTCTGCTAGTTATGCGCGATTAGCAGCTTCAGTAGTTGCTGCATCAGCAGCCGATGCTTTCTTCATAGCAGCTGTAGAAGCTGTAGCGAATTATGCCTTTGGGATAGACAACTCTGATAGCCAAAAGTTCAAATGGACATTCAATCCATCTGCTCCTACTCCTTCAAGTGGAACTGAACTATTAGTTCTAGAAAGCAACGGAAACTTTGAACAGAAAGCTGGTCAAATTGTTCACATGATTACTCCAGGCGCTTATCCATATACAGCAGTAGCAACCGATTACTATATTCGTGTTGATACCACAGCTGCCGCTAGAACAATCAACCTTCCTAATACTACCACTACTGGCAGAACCTATGTCATTAAAGACAGCGTAGGAAATGCTACAGCTAACAACATCACTGTTACTACTCCAGGCGGAGCAGTGCTAATTGATGGAGCTGCTACCAATGTAATCGGAGCCAACTATGGTTTCCGAAGGTACACCTTCAATGGTACAGGCTACGAAGTCAACTAGAGGGAAATCCTAGATTGATCTTGAGAACTTTTAACTCAGCATCAATCTGTTTTTTAACCTCACCTTCCAATGTTTTTGAGATATCTTCTAGACGATAGACTGCACTTTCCATCATCAGACAACGATATTGTTGAAAATGAGCGTCTTCTTCCCATAGGGGACGCATCTGGATTGTATCAGCAAAAAGGCCAAACGAGAATAGAATGGCCATGAGAAAAACTGGTATCTTCATAGTAGCTCCTTTTTCAAAAGAACTTTACTTCAAAGACTATTTCTTTGCACTCTTTTTGCCAAGATCGGGATACTTAGCATGAACTTTAGCTTTGATCCCTGCTGGGTTCGGAGCATTATGTGCGTAAGCGAGTGCGGCTTTCGCACGCTTCTCTGTATTGATGGGATATGAACCTTTAGGAGCTCCGCCAGCTGTTCCTGCCATTTCTGACTCTTTAACGTTCTTGTATTTGCCAACGTTAGAACCACCCGCTCTTTCATGGGCCTTCTTAACTTCTTTAGCTGGTTCTTCCTTGCCTTTCGCTACAACAATTTTCTTAGCCATTATTTCTTTTTAACCTTCATTTCTTTCTTAGCTTCTTTCTTATCTTCCATCTTCTCGTAACTTTTGCTTTCACGAGCTTCATGTTTCTTCTCTTTAGGTGTTATTTTTTCCTTCTTCATTTTTTCCTCTTCTCGGGTTTTGATTTCATCACTTCTTTCTTCAGCTTCACATCGTCCTTGATCTGAGCTCTGAATTCCTTGTCGTCCTTGTTGATGTGCTTCACCAACATCTTCTTCTCTGCTACTTTCATCTTGTTTCCTTAAGTTTACTACCCACGCATCATTCAAGATGATTGGATCTACATTAACTCTATAATGAGTTGGTTCACGATAAACCAGCTCTACTTCTTTTTCGGCTTCTGGTTGCTTTTCCCCGCTTTGGAGTAAGCGATTGCGGCAGCTTGCTTCACGGGCTTGCCGCTTCGGACTTCTGCTGCTATATTCTCGGATATAACTGCTTTGGACTTTCCCGTCTTTAAGGGCATAGTTGCTCCACTTGTTTTTCATACACCTGGTTTTGGTACTACACTTACGGGTACAGAAACGCTAGTGCTTGGGGTGTTGGTTGCGGTTTCGTCTACAACATCTGTAGCTTGACCTTCTGTGTGAACCATAGTGATTGAATAAGTACAACCACTAAGGAGTAATAGGGTTGCCCCAGTCAGGAATAGGTTTTTTAGCATGTAATTTCTCCATTAAGTTTTGACGATGTTTAAAGACTTTCATCAGTGCTATGGCGAATGTATCACCACACCCAAGGTCACATAGGAAGTGAGCTGTCTCTCCAAGCCCAAGACCTCTTTCCATGAGCCAATCACACAATTCTTTACTCTCTTCTACATCGAGGATCATGTGACTTTCCTCTTAGATTTCCACTTGTTAAACTTATCAATTAGGTCTTTATCTTCAAGGAATTTCTTTACACATTCGGCTTGAGACCAATCAAAGTGTTTGCTCACTACTTTCATATATTCCATGACTAAGTGTTGGTCTTCTTTATCGAACATTTGTAAAAGCTTTCTCAAGAACTCTTCGTCTTGTGCATTATCAACTTCAGGCTTTTCTACTGGGGTAGCTTTCTTCTTCTGATGATCGTATTTCCCTCGTCCTGAAGCAGTCTCACCATCATCATCTTCAGAGACAAGACCTAGCAGAGTTGCAATAGAGTACCTACGCATGTAAGTAACGGAAGCACCAAGTCCCTGACTGTCTAGCTTTGGATTTAAGATTGGTAGGTATGACTTTAGCCACTGTCCGCTCTCGGGATGGATTAAAGTAGCCACGATAATAGGCTCGGAGAAGCTACCATTGCCAGCTTGTACAAGAATAAGACCATTCTCGATCAAATGTTCTTCGGATGCATCTATGTATGCATTCAAAGATGCATAATTGGACTTATGGAAAGGGTTTTTAGAATCCTTTTTCACAGTACCAATCTGTTGTTTAGCCTTCATGAGTTTAGAGAGTACGATGTCGTTCTTCTCACTCATCTGAGGCATTAAATTTTCACTCATCTGTAACCTCTATAGATTGGATTGTTTTGAAGCTCTTTCGCCCAAGCCTCTTGATCCTTACGTTCAAAATCTCTTATGTCGTCCCCATAGTCCCCTCGAACTTGTCGGCAGCTTGAGAGCGATTTTCCCCTTAGGATATCGGCGCTTTTGACAGGTAAAGCGTTTGCTTTCCACTTGTCTAAACGTGCCTGCATGACGGGTGTTAGATCGTTGAATGGTTCTTTTGCCATGGTTTATTTCCTTTGGAAGAAGTGTTGCCAGACTCTGAATACGGCGAAAAAAAAACTATCGTCAACGGGATATTCGTATATCTTCGGCTCTCGTCCGGCTTTATTGAGGTGAAGAAAATAGATCTTTTTGATATCGTGTTTAGCTTTCTTAGCTAGATAAGCATACGCAGAGCCTTGAGCTTCCCATGTAGGGGATGGTCTGCTTGAGGTTTTAAGATCGACTATTGCTAATCCATCTGGAGTCTTTATGATTAGATCAACCTGACCTGTGATTTGAAGTTCATCATCCCAGAAGCGTTGTTCCATCATGATTACTTCATGACCTTTCTCCCACCACTTCTTAAACGACTCGACGTATCCTCTTGTCTCATCGTCAACACCAAGCTCTCCGTAGCCTTGGATGATACCCTCGCAAATCTTATGAACTTTCGTTCCTCGCTCAGCAGCATGTTGAACCATACCAGCATCTAACTTCTCAAGTCCTGAGAAGGGGTAGAGCACTGTCGTCACTCTCGTGTAGTTTTCTCTAGTGTTTTTCTCAGTCACGATGTAAAGTTTGTTTGATTTGGTTTAAAATGCAGGTGCCCTATGTTTATAGATTTTTGATCTTTATCACCCTGTCTGCTAGATAGGTAGAACGAGAGCATAAACGCTAAAATCATGATGATGGCGATTGAAAGTAAAGTGACAAGGAACGTCTTGATACCCATTCCTTGACAAATTTCCTTCCATACTTCCAACATTTAGGAGCACCTATGTAAATAATTATTTTAAACTCAACGTATATGTTTTACTTGAAAAAGACAAGTTTTTTTTTGAACTTTAGGAGGGTTTTGTGACTGATATTCTAACGGAAGTATTAGAGGCAAAGGTATGTGTCACAAAGAGACGTATAGGAATGGCTACTATAAAGCACGGACGCTTAATCGTTTACTGTGACATATGTCTTTACAAAGACTCTCATGTTTGGGTGAGAATGCCTGAATTTTGGAGCAATGGTGAAACGAAAATTCACCATACAAAATGGGAAAGTAAGAAGGTTTCAGACGAAGAGCAAGTATCTATTTTAAATAAAGTATTTGACATGCTAGATTGGAATCTAGAGAAGTGTATACAGCTACGCAATGATTATTTTGCGAAAATGAGAGATGACAGAAAAGAATTGACAAAACAAGAAAATAAACTTACTTTGCATAAAAAAAACACCGAGGAATAAACCTCGGCGCTTTTAGGATTTGTTCCCACTACCCCAACGATTCCCTGAGAAGAATCGAGTAATGATCACTTAGACACGTAGCAATGTCTAGTATCATAAGGGAGTAGCGGGAATAAGTCCAGAGTAAAGTTCTTTTGGAGAACCATGGATTTATACGCTATTACCTCACAAGAAGTTCTGGAACGGATTTCCCGTCATTGCCCAGAATCACTTTCCGTTTATCTTCAATGCATTAACCGTGCAAACGAAGAAGGTACGATCTTCTTTTCTAAGCAACTTGTTGAAGTTGACATGTCTGAAGGTTGGACGAAATTTAAGAACCAAATCAAGAAACTAGCACTAGAGAACCTGCTTGAGTGGCATCCATTCAACGGCGGTATATCAGTCACACTGGCGGCTCTCGATGAAAATGAGTAAGCCTGGGCTATGTTGCGATAGTTGCGTTGAAATGATTGGAAAGAAAGATACCAGAGCGGCCAGACTCTGGTTAGATCTTTGCAACATTCATCTGCATTCTCGCATCTTCGGACTTCTCATTCCTGATGACCCATCGCTACGCTTACTTGAGCTTATGGGCTTTATCACCACTACCGAAACACCTCACATGATAGTCGTCAAAGTTAACGGCTTCCATTCCGATGAAGACGACTCATATTTTTGTGGAGGTAGTTGTGAATAACGACCTCAAGATATGCAGTAAGTGCAATTGTGCGAAAATCGCACATATGGACTTTTACATGTGCCAAGGCAAGTGGCGAAGCGAATGCAAAATGTGCACCATACGTAAGAACGTGCGTTATCAAAAACGAGTTAAAGCTTGGAAACATCGCTTCGTTGATGATGAACAGCAACGTTCTTACATGGTCGATTACTATTCCAAGAACAAAGACAAGTTTGCGGAATATCGCCGCAAATTCCGTGAAAAGTACCCTGAGTACTACAAAGAGTACGCAAGGAAGCGTAAAAATGAAGGCTAAACAAAAAATGCCAGTCGTTGGGCAAACGAAAACTGGCATTAAACAACATAACCCAAAAAACAGAGGTATAATGTCTGACCCAATTATAGCTAATGAAGCTTTACCCGTCAACGAAGAATCTTCCATATCCGGCTTTCCCGACACAGATACAATTCAAAGATGTCCGCAAGATGAGGGATATCGATTTTCTGTCGTAAGCAATGCTTTGATTAGAGATGTATCCATCTCCCCAGAATGCCGCTGGCTAGTGATCTATTTGCTGTCTAATAAAGAGGGATGGAAAATCAACGTCCAGCAGGTAATTAATCATTTAAAGCCTCACATGGGAAGAGATAAAGTTCATGCTCTTTTCAATGAAGGAATTAATGCAGGCTACATAAAAAGAGAAGACTATGCTCGAAAGAATCCAAACGGGGGGACTCTAAAAGGTTTTCGTTACATTGTCTCAGAATCCCCAAAATTCAAAAAAGTTATCCAGCATACTGAAAACCAGGATACTGGTGACCAGGGCCCTGGTTTTCCGCACATTAAGAAAGACTATAGTTCTAAGAAAGACTATCCTAAAGAATCTAACTCCTCCTTAAAGGTTCCTGAATTGCCCAAACAGGCAAATGGGGATAACGCAGCTAAAGCTGCTGAGATGGAAGTTAAACCTTCTCCAAAGCCTAAAAGAGAAAAGCCAGACTTCTCGCCTAAGGTTCGTGAGGTTGGCAATCAGATGATCAACTCTCTTACTCGCACAAAGCCGGACTATCTTCCTTCCAAAAACCTAAGTGCATTTCTCACTGAGGTAGACTTTCTCCTGCGACTCGATAAGCGTGAAGCTGACAAGACAATGGATGTTTTCAACTGGGCTTTATCAGACTCCTTTTGGGCAGACAAGATGTTCAAGCCCAATCCGGCTAAATATCTGCGTGAAAAGTTTGATCAGCTTGAGATGAAGATGCTCGCTAAACCCGAGCAACCTAAAAGAGAACGCAAGTTTGCTCCTAGCTCTGATCAAAATGCGGCACTTGAATGCATGGAAGATATGAAGAAGAGGGCTCTATGAAAACACTTAGTTCCATCTGCGAAACTACGCTTGAGACAATGAAGGGTGAGTTTAAGCTGGTTCTATGCGATTACGTCATGAGCCCAGCAGGCCCTCATCTTATGCCAAATCCCGTCCCTTCGCATGAATACGAGTGCGGATATTGTGGAGGCAATTCTCATTACACTCCTTATCTAGACCCTGCCTCCTCAGACAAAAGAGTGTGGTTGTGCGCCAACACGCTTTGCGACGTCTACACGAAGAAAAAGCACTATGTTGGTACCCTTACTACCCCCGTGCCACAAAGAGCCCTGGAATGGGCCAAATTCTGCGAAATAAACGGTATTGGAGACCTACATCATGATGTCAAGTTTGAGAAGATTGAACAATCGGCCGGTAAAATTGATTATCTACTCAAGTTTGGTATTAAACCTTGCGGGATCATTTTCATGCAGGGCACCCCAGGATCTGGAAAGACCTATGCAAGCATGGCGGTTTGTGAGTTATTCACTCGCAAGAATACATCGGCCATCTTCACCACCCAAAAGCAAATGCTTAACGACTGGTTAGACACTTTCAAGTCCGATAGGGTAAGTAATTTCATTGATCGAGTCACTAGCTGCAATCTCCTAGTCATTGATGACTTTGGAACCGGCGAAGTTTCCTCTGGTTTCATGAGTTTCTTCATGGATGTGATTAACACTCGCATGCAGTGGAGTAACAGGGGAACCATTATCACAACTAATCTAAATGACAAAGATTTCTCCAATTATTGCGGGAATGCTTTGAATGATAGAATTAGAACAGGGCAGTTATTTGAATTTAAAGATAAATCAAGAAGAAAACCAACAGTTTTATAAACAAAAGGAAACATATGTCAACTATCAAATTTGTATCTCATGAAGAATTCCCTGAAGATCAATACACAAAAGAGCTCGTGTATCTTGAGCTCAATGTCCCAGCGAGAGTCGCATTCGTTCGTAAGCAAGCGAAGAACGGTGGTCAATTCTGGGGCGTTTCAAGTGTAGCAGTCACCAAAGATGGAGTTAAGAATTACTACGAATCTTATCTTCAAGACAGCGCTTACCTAGAGAAGGACATCAAGAAATATCTCGATGATCGTTCATGGGAAAAGAAAGGCGCAAAAACAACATCCAGCTCAATGGATGAAGAAATACCGTTCTAAGGGGGCATTATGCTTAATGAGCATGCAATCACGTACACAGAGAAGATCTCTATGAAGGACTTGGAATATCTTGTTAAGAAAGCTAACAAGCTTGGGAAAAGTGGTAGAGATATTATTCATGTTTACCAGCAAGAAGATGCAGAAGGTTTTCATGTCTATTTTGAAGTAACAGGTAAACCTTGTGAGCAAAAGAATGAGTGAAGAAATTGTAAAGAAGCCAATGCAAGAATATCTAGGTAATGTCAAATGGTTACGCACTCATGTGGCTCCTGATGATATCTATGAATTTGCTCAGCAAGCTGTAATGGCGGCTGAGTATTTCATAGGTAAGCTTCATGAATCTACAGATCTTAATAAGTCTGTGCAAGAAGACAAAATGATGTTTCATTGGATTAATAACATCTTCAGCCTTCAACAAATGAAGGATAATAACTTTCAAGGAATAGTAGATGTTTCTTGGAGAGTAGAGAAATAATGAAGATAATCATTCCTGGCATACCAGTACCACAAGCTAGGATGAAACATTCCAATAGGAGAGGATTTGTAACTACCTATGACCCAAAAGCCAAAGAAAAGAGCCTTATTCGTCATCTGCTTGAAGATTTTAGGTCTGTCGATTCAGTTGATTTTCCTAGGATTAGCTTTCTTTTTCATATGCCTATTCCACAAGGTATTCGGAAAAGAGACAAAGAACTCTATGAGTCCGGCAGACTAAAACATGATAAGAAACCGGATGTAGACAACTTAATTAAACTTTACTTAGATTGTCTGGATGGTATCGCAATACAGGGAGACCAAAAGGTTTCTCTTGGTCCTTGCCTTAAGGTATACCACCCAGATCCCAAAACAATCATATGGATTCATGAGACTACACAGCAGCTAAACCCATGGGAGCTTGATGTTGCGTTTTTAGACGCTGAAGAACGCGATATACCGTGCTTTTGTGCACAGGATTACCCTTACGGTTCTTGTGACCTCTGGACTCAAGTTCGTTCGCTATTTGGCCATAAGTCAGACCCTGACTATGCCATTCCACCATTAGGTTCACTTGCATCTGCTCACTTTCTTCAGGAATGAGTAAGTAGGGCTTTTCGAAAGAATGACAGTCTGGCTTGTGAAGTTGTAATTTCTCTGGGTCAGTTCTATATCCATACCACGCAGTGCCTACTTTCTCCATCTTAGCTTGCTTAGATTTTAGGCCTGAAATAGTCCGAAGTCTAATGTTGTTTCTCTCAGTCTCACCCAAAAATGCATAGATATGAATGTTAGCATCATCGATGTGTGGCTCATAGAGAGAAATGACCTTGATTCCTTTCTTTATTAGTTTACTTCGGTAAATGTAAACAAGCTCTTCACCATCCCTGGCTAATCGGTCTAATTTGTAGATTACAAGAGTATCACCGCGCTTAACAAAGGTAAGCATAGCTTGTAATTGCTCTCTATCTTCCATTGGAATACGAGAGGATGTTTCTGGCTCATCGAAACGTACGATTTCATCGTTTGGTTGCTTTAGGCTCTCTACTCTTTGAAAGCATTCTCGAATCTGGTTCTCTACAGTCTGTTTCTTGGTAGACACTCGACTAAACACTATGTATCTCATTCTTTCTCCAATGAAAAAAGCATGGTTGTTAAATCTATTTCAAATTGATGATCAAATATCTTAAATGACTCTCTAGGAATCAAGAAGATCTTCACCAATTTCCTTTTGGGTTTGATGGGCTTTAGATATACACACAATGTATTTTCCGTGTAGTTTATAATCTTAGTGACTCCATCTTTTTGTTGTACGAAAAATCCGTTTTGCTCAAGCATCTTTAGGTTTCCTCAGCATAGCTCTTGCTCTTACAAGCTCTTGTTTCTTTAGTCTCTCTATCACTGGCTCAGCTTTGAAATCATCAGGCAATAACTCAAGGCATGCTTCCATTTGCTTTTCGTATAGCTTTATCAAATCTTGTATGCATCCAAGTATATGAGCTGCTCTTACATTCATGTCTTCTTGCATGATTCCGGCCTTGATTGCCTTGGCTTGCAAGATAAGCAATGTTTGTAAAGAAGCTTTGCCTCCGCCTAAGAAAACAACGAGCTCTTCAAGACTCTTCAAACTCTTTTCGTCTACAAACGTATGATCCATGATTATTCCTTAGTTCTTTTAGTTCTTTGATATAAAGTCTTGAGGGAACAGCTTTACCATTCTCCCATCTATTGACGCTGACTACAGTAGTTCCCAATAGCTGAGCAAACTTCTCTTGGGATACACATAACTTACGCCTGATCTCTTGAATTTCTTCTGGCTTCATTTATTCAACCTTTGTAGTAATTCTATCACCCTCGTTCTTCTGAACTCTGGGTCAATCCTTGGGCTTTCACCCTCTTCATTATACATTGAATATACATCCTGAATACATTGCGTGTATATCTCAACTCCCATCGCTTCGCTGTAAAGAAGGCAGTGAATCACCTCTTCTTCTTGGTCCATGGCAAATATGTAGCAACACCAAGAGGAAATGGGATCAATAAGCTTTACTTCGGCATAACAATCTAAAGCAGCAGCCTTATCTCCCCAATTCTTCTTGAGCGTTTCCTTAAGCTGGTGGCTTAGCATTTCTTCTTTCCTCGATAGTGCATAGTCTTCCATGGAAATCTTTCATCTCTTTGTTGATTTCATCTTTCCATCCATCAATCTTTGTCTCAAAAGCTTTCATATCAGCTCTTAACCAAGAGATTAGAGCAATGTTAGCTCCAACGATTGTAATGGCTGTTCCAATCCCTGTTAGTACTACTGTTAGATCCATTACTTCCCCCTTTTTTCCATTGCAGCTTGGATACCATGATCCATGCCCATTCTTAATACTTTGAGAGCCTCTTGATGAGACTCGAAACATTCATATAGTGCTATTGTCATGAATTTGAATGCATGATAGAAGATCACTTCATTATCCAACTCATCCATGTGTCCTTCTAATACAGTCAAAAGGTCATCACTTAAATTAGTAATCTTTTCTTGAATACTATCTGCATTCAATGTAGTATTCGGTTTAGCAAGTTTTTTCATAGACTCCTTTAGGTTTTTGGGAGAGGGCAGCACACCCTCTCTTTTTTATTGTCTGCATTGAATCGTTAGCCATATCAAGGCTATTAATGTGAATGTTGAAATGTACATAGGTCCTCCTTCTTTGCTTTGTCTATCTTTGCTTTATGTATCCAACTATATCACTCTTTAAGGAATATACACAACACAAAAGAACTTTACTTCCATGTTTCTAGAGAGGATTCAAATAAAGACTTGACATTAAAATAGGGTCAGATTCATCATGCGGTTATAATCAGTCTTGAACATAGCCACCCGCCGGCTCTAGGCGGCTTAGTAACCAAGTGAGCTAAGTCACTAAACAAAGAAAGAGATAACAAACATGGCAGGCTTCCCAAGTAAAGCTAAAGGTAATAAGAGAGGCGAGACAGCCAAACAACCAAAGCCAGGTATACCACTCGATAAAAATATGATGTTAGAACTCATCATCAAACATGGTGGCAATCTAAGCAGAGTAGCTGATGCAATGGGCAGCACTAGACATACCATACGCAGAAGATGCGATGATGACAAAGAACTAGGGATTGCTTTAGAGACTGCAAGAGAAAGACAGATCGACGAACTAGAAGAGTCGGTATGGGATAGAGCCAAGAAGTCTAATGATACAACGCTTCAACTGTTCTTGTTGAAGACTCAAGCTAAACATCGTGGATATGACCAAGATGAAGCTAAGAATGCAGCTAAGGACATAGCTACAGCAGCCTTTGACTTCATCATCAGCAAGCAGCCTAAGCAGTCCTAGCATAGGCTACCATCACTACTCACCTAGATAACACACACATAAACAAGCTTTACTTCAGTAGCAACACGGACGTGCTGCAACGCCTAGGGTCCCATCAGCCTGGGAAAGCTAGGAAAGAGGGGTGGGGGTAGGACCTTAAGCAGTACCGGTACTATCATTATATATATCTCATGACCTCTCTCATAGACAGTTCACTTTCTCAACTAAACTAAAGCTTTTCATATTACATAATGCACATTCCTACATCCTGCCTAATTAACTCTAACTAAAAAAATCCTCCCAGAAAATTCAAGAAAAGAGTATACATAGATCAGGAAACAATGCGTTCCCAGTGCACAGTCACGTCAAAAAAATTCTTGTCATTTTTTCATTCAAATAAAGTCTTTACATTCATATAGTGCTGAAAAGAGAGGTGGCTATATGAAGAAGTGTAGTAAGCAAGAATTGATGGAGATGGCTGGCATAGATGAAGATGCGAAGCGTATTCACAAGAAGACTTTGGTTGATTTAGAGATCAATGTTCCGGTGGCTTATGAGTCTGTGTTTATGCCTAGGGCTATTACTGTCTTTGAGGGTCTATGTAGTGAGACCTATATATGCAAGCATACGAATCTTGAGGGAGTGAGAAGTGCCTATGAGGACTTACTTGTAAATTACGAAAGAGAGGTGTGTGATCTCATCCGTACAGAGAAGCCTTCCGTAGTTTATCTTCTTGTAATGCGACTATTGGCTCCTGGGTTCAAGAGGTCGAATAGATTCCGCTATGTGGGTTTTATGGAGGTTAATGATGACTGCATACAGATCGCATGGATTCATCCTTTCATTCGCAATAAGGGTATCTTTAGAGATTTTCTTGTGTGGTATGGAACCCATGAGAATAACCTAGCTGTATCTCCTCCGGTGTTTAAGCCTTTCGAGAGATGCATGCATTCCGCATCTAAGAAGATAAGAGAAACTCCAGAGCTCTTGTCTAAGCACTGTGATATGTGCCGCAAATTCCTTCAGAAGAAAAGCCCTACAGCTCGAGTTGATCTTCTAACTGATGAGGAACTTCTAAGGGTTCGTCAAGGTATGGAGATGGCTTCTGCTATGAAACATCGAGGTGGAATGATGGAAGACCTAGGGATGGATGAGATCATTCGCATCAATGTTGAGACCATGCTTTTCCTGAGAGAGAATCCAGATGCAGTTGAAGAGTTGAAGAAGTTTTATGAAGACAATCCAGAGCAGTTAGAGCAGATGGATGCACTTCGCACTGACTTCGCCAGATATGGGAACTTCAAGAAGCCTGCATTAACATTGGAGAGAGACTGATGTACAAGCTAGACTTTCTCATAGATACATTCCTCAAGCATGCAGAAGAGGCGGATAAGAATAATAGGCAGCTACGCAAGCAATTTAAGGAGATGAATCCCAAAGAACCAATTCCTGACCACATGAAGGATGAGTTCAATCTTCCCATGGCTCTAGCTACTATTTGCTATGAGATACAGAAGTTGACTTGTCCGGAAAAGGCGGACAACTGATGTGTGGTCCATACTGGAGTCAATGGGATAAAGCAGATTTAGATTCATGGCAGGGAAAGGATTATGAACCAGACCCTGAAGATGAGCCTGATGAAGACGATGATATAGAGCCAGAAGAAGAGCATGGTTGCTCCTGTGGCTATTTCTGTATGGACTGCCTGGGAATGTCTTGGCGTGACTTTATGTAAATATTTATTTGAAAAGAAAATACTTGGCAGATATTATAAAAAAATCTTTACTACGGAGACAGAATGCCAACTTTCAGATGGGTCATTGACTGCAAAGATTACGAGAAAGCTCGGATGGACAGATCATCTGCTAAGGCCTGTAGAAAGTACTACGGCGGATTTAAGTTAAACATGATCAATAGGAGACCTATGTATAAAGACGAGTTACAAGATTTGGAGATGGTGTACAAGAAGACACTTGTAGACCTCCATAAGCAAGTGGAGAACATTCTTCCATCGTTGCTGCATTATATGGAAGAGTTTTTGACACTACATAAACAAAACGAGGCCGTGCGTGAGAAGCTTGATGTATTATTGGCGAAGTTGGGTAGACCAGCGGAAGAAGAAGGCGATGAATGTGAAGGAGGATGCGATGAGTGAAGAAGTAAAACAACCAGAAGCAGCACCTGTTGCTAAAGCAAAACAATATTTACTTATGGCAGATGAAGTCTCCATGATGATTATAGCTAAGCTAATGCCTGGAATGTTGTTTGTCCAAGTAGAGGGTATGGCTATGCAAGGCAATTCCGAGCATATGCTTTTAGTAAACCCTATTGCTAAACCACCAGCTCCAGAGACAGTTCCTGTTCCAGGAGTGAACCCAGTTGAGGCGGTATGAGCAGCGTGAAAGACTATTTTAGCACCTTCATTCCAGAAGAGAAAGAGCTAGATGCGTTCGGAGAGTGGGCATTCGGTGAAGACTTCCGCGAGCTTGAAGAAGCGATGAAGTATCTAGAGTGCTGGAATTTCCATCATGGCAAAGATTTAACACTAGTTCCTTCAGGTGAGATTTCAGAAGATGCTCCTAAGATGGTGCAACTTTGGAAAGATCGCAAGTAAGTTGAGTGGGCCCTCAGGGGATGAGATATGTGATACAACCCATCCCACTCTTTTGGGCTATTAGTGCAGCGGTAGTCACGCCTCCCTGTCACGGAGGAAGCCATGGTTCAACTCCATGATAGCCCGATGGCTGGTTCGTCTAATAGTAGAAAGGACACTTGGAGTCTAAATCCAGGAGAAGGGAGGGTGGATCTCTCACCGGCCGCCACTTGTTGGTATACATTAAATGTATATTAGATGTATGTTATCCATACATTAAACATACATTGGAGGTGTATATGATAGTCATGATAGCTGGAGTGAAGGGTGGAACGGGTAAAACCACTATAGCCACGAATCTTGCGGTAATGAGAGCTGCAACAGGTAAGAAACTCTTACTAGTTGATGCAGATGAGCAAAGATCTACAACGATTTGGGCGAATCAAAGAGATGTGTTGGGGATTGAAACAAAGTGGACAACCGTCAGTTTCGGAGGAAAAGCATTGCGCTCTCAGCTTCAAAGGATGAAGGATGATTACGATGATATTATTATTGATGTGGGTGGAAGAGAAACTACGTCTCTTCGTGCGTCTCTTTCAATAGCTGACGTCTGTATCGTTCCTTTCAAGCCAAGATCGCTAGACATCTGGACTCTTGGAGATGTAAAGGCAGTAGTCGCCGAAATGAAGCCAGCCAATCCAAACCTCAAAGTCTTTGCATTCATCAATCAAGCCGATGCTAAGGGTTCCGATAACGAAGGTTCCCAGAGTATTCTGGAAGAGTGTGAAGAAATCAAATGTATTCCAGTCACCATTGGATGCCGCAAGGCTTTTGCTAACGCTGCAAGCGATGGATTAAGTGTAACCGAGATGAAAGTTCAAGATAAGAAGGCAATTCATGAAATGAATGCCCTTTATGATTTTGTATACAGTAAATGTATGTTGGATGTATGTTAGACACACAGAGAATATATAGTGAAGACACATCAAACACACAAGGAATGTATATGGGAGTCAGAAAGCCGTTAGGCAATGTAGATATTGAAGCCCTCATCGATGGAGGAGCTAAGGTCAAGGAAGATTTCAAGAGAGAAGCCAAGAAATGGCCGATCATCAACCTTAGGATTTCGGAAGGAATGCTCAAGGCAGTGGATGGATCGGTAGACAGAAGGGTAGGAATTACCAGAACTGGGTGGATTTTAGAAGCAATTCACCAGAAATTGGAAAAAGAATCATGAAAGGACTACTTGTTATCCTATTAGGTATTTTTATTTATTTAATTTATCAGGTTGGTCCTGAGTTTTTACAATTCAATACTTTTCGGATTTATAAGGAAATAAAGTGTCTTCAGGAAAGAGTACAGAATCTAGAAAACAGATGAGTAAGAAGAAATTCATCAAGAAGAAGCCTAATCCAGAGGATGGACACTGGGAAGGAAAGTATTGGTGTGATTGTAAGACCAGAAACAGAAGAAAATGGCTTGGTAGGAATGGGAAGAGTATTAACGATTCAGATTGAAATAGTGGATGATATTAAGGCTGCTTGGATATGGCACAATCACATGAATAACAACCCAACTTATGGGGTCCACGTTACTGCAATCCAGGAAGGACCAATACCTAAAGAGGCAGAACAAGATGAAGACGATTGACGGAATCCCAGTATGGGGAGATGCACTGCCAGAAGCAGTAGAACAAATGAAGGCGGTAATGAATTATGAAATCAAACCGGATTACGTTGCCCTTATGGCCGATCATCATATCGGTTATAGCGTTCCTGTTGGAGGTGTGGTTTGTTATGAAAACCATATCAACGTTAATGGGGTGGGTTTTGATATTGCTTGTGGCAATAAAGCAGTGCTGCTGGATTGTAGCGTTCAGTCGGTTAAAGATAACATCTATAGAACGATGAATGAAGTGCAAAAGCACATAAGCTTCGGAATGGGAAGGAGAAACAGTGAAAAAGTTGATCATGAGTTGTTCGATGACCCAGCATGGGATGAAATTGAGTTGCTCAAAGGACTCAAAGAGAAAGCCAGAGATCAGCTGGGTACTGTCGGAGGAGGCAACCACTATGTTGATATCTTTACTGATGAGCAAAGCCGAATTTGGGTCGGAGTTCATTTTGGATCTCGTGGCCTGGGGCACAGCATCGCGACTCATTTCGTCAAAGTAGGAGGAGGAAAAGATGGGGTTCATGCGGAGCCAGTCATATTTAATGAAAATTCAGACCTCGGACAGCAATATCTTAAGTGTATGGAACTTGCTGGTCGCTATGCTTACGCTGGCAGAGATTGGGTATGTGAAAGAGTGGCTAGAATCTTACGAGCAAATGTTGTTGAATCGATCCATAATCACCATAACTTCGCATGGAAAGAACGACATTTTGGTAAAGATCTTTGGGTGGTACGAAAGGGAGCAACTCCGGCCTTCCCAGGTCAAAAGGGGTTTGTTGGGGGATCTATGGCAGATATATCGGTCATTCTTGAAGGAGTCGAGGAGCCCGAGTCCCAAGCCGCGTTGTACTCTACAATCCATGGTGCAGGCCGTGCAATGGGAAGAACTCAAGCCAAAGGAAAATTCAATAGACGAACAGGAACTAGAATCTCTGAAGGGCTTGTCTCCAAATCAGCGCACGATGAATGGATTAAGAGAGTCGGGGTGGAAGTTCGAGGAAGCGGATTAGATGAAAGCCCATACGCTTATAAACGCATAGAATCGGTCCTAGAGGCTCATAAAGCCACAGTCAACATTCTACACACTTTAACCCCAATAGGCGTTTGTATGGCAGATGAACGCGAATTTGACCCATATAAGGATTAGCATGAGTAAAGACGGCCTAGTTTATGTAGGAAAGATCATCAATCTAGAGCCTATTCCAGGCGCAGACTTCATTGTCTCGGCTACGGTTGTATGTGGAGAAGGAGGCAAATGGAAGGGAATTGTCAGGAAAGCTGACTTTAATGTTGATGATTATTGCATTGTTTTCCTTCCCGATTCTTTATTAGATCCTGAAATTCACTCATATCTCCCTTTCATGAAGGATTCTAATTGGCGAGTTAAGATGAGAAGGTTTAAGGGAGCGCCAAGTGAGGTTTTAATCACTCTTACCAGGCTTGGAGACGGATGTATTCATGTAGGAAAAGATGTCACAATTGACTATCAGGTTGTCAAATACCATAAACCAGTCCCTGCTCATCTGCAAGGAATCGCCAAAGGAAACTTCCCAGACTTCATTCCAAAGACTGACGAGCTAAATTACCAGAGATATCCCGAATTGGTGGACAATTTGGTTGGAAAAGCATGGTACATGACTGAGAAAGCCGATGGCTCTTCAACGACTGCATATCGTTGGAAAGGAGAGTTCGGTATTTGCTCTAGGAATCTGGAGCTTGTCAGGAATCCTGACAATGGATACTGGAAAGTCTCAGAGAAATATCAGTTAGAGCCCAATCTCCCTGATGGTATTGCTATCCAATGGGAGACTTGTGGACCTGGGATTCAAAGCAATCCAATGGGACTCAAGGATATCGATGGTTTCTTATTCTCAGGCTATCACATCGTAGAGAAGAGATATCTCACATTTAAAGAACTACGCGCATTGAGTGACAGTTTGAAATTCCCTACGGTTCGAATGATTGAATGGGGTCACTGCTTCATTCCTCATGGGCTAGAAACTCGAGGTGAAGGAGTCTATTCCAACGGCAAACAAAGAGAGGGTGTAGTCATCCGATCTCAAGAAAACCTTGAAGGGCACAAGCCTATTAGCTTTAAAGTAATCAACCTGGGATTTGAGAAGTAATGGCTATTAAAACCACGACGATAGTTCCAGAAATATGCGAATGTGGTCGTTTGTATAAAGATAGAAGAGATGAACATGGGAAAATGATGTGCTCAGCTTGCTACACCGGATTGAGTGTAGAAGATTTAAAGAAACTATGGGGAACTCCAATAAAGGATTATGATGGATTTAGTAAATCATCCAGCCCACTACCAGGGTAAAAAGTTTGAATCTATCGATATCATCGAAGACTTCAATCTCAACTTCTGCCTTGGAAATGCCATAAAATACATCCTTAGATGCGATAAGAAAGGATGCAAGAAACAAGATCTAGAGAAAGCCATTTGGTACATAAAAAGGGAGATTGAATCTCATGAGCGGTGAATGTGATGATTGCGGAGAGCACTGCACAGATTGCAGATGTAAGAAAAGAATATCAACCCCTATGCTAAACTACTTTCAAATGATTCCAGGGATGACAGAAGAAGTGAAGGTTTGGGCACAGATGTTCTTTGATGATGGAAGTGTTACTCAAGGAAAGTACATACCCAGGACCGTATTCGACGAAAAAGAATACATAGAGGCTCTAGCAAGAGAGTTTCTCGAGGATACTTGCAGGAAAGAGGGAGTCCTCTTTATCTGGGGAGCTGGCAGAGTTTACGCTAAGAAAGCCGAATTACTTCTTCTTAGAAGAGGCGTTCTTAAGGGGCGTGAGACTCTTAGGCTTCGGAACCTTTGATTGCTTTTGTCCATCGGAATAAGAAGGCAAGATGCCTACATTCTTAGGAGGTTTAGCAGTGATTCTTATAGATTTTTCGTTTAGACCTTTGGCCATAGCAGCATCCTTGTGAATTAGCTTGTTTTTCTTTATTTTTGGCAGTAGTATGAATTTATGTAAAGTCTTTATTTGGGAATATCAATGACCACAATTCCAGGCACAGGACCTAATCCGCAAGATCCAGACAGTGTGTTATATGATTTCATAGACACGCAGCCAGAATCTCCATTCCCTAATACTCCCGATACATCTCCAAGTCATTTTACAGTAAGACAAAAAGTTCCAGAAGCGATAACTGCAACTCTACCGATTGTCGTGACTCTCACAGCTCATGGCTTTGAAAACGGCCAAGCAGTTAGAACAACTAAATTCATTTATATGCCTGTGGCAAACGCTACAGGGATGCAGCAGCTGAATAACAGACTCTTCTATGTACAGCACGCAACCGCAGATACATTTGAGCTCTACGATGCTAATGGGGTTCCAATTGATGGTAGAGGATATAACACCTTCATATCGGGTGGAGAGTTTACCCTTGCAGGCAACACACCTTTGATTGTGAATCCGTCTAACTTCCCTCCGCCTGGGCTTCCGATTTTTCCACCTGTTTAAGACATTTCATCCCAATAAGAAAGTGGCTGAAACATCGAGAAGACTTCTTCAGCTAAACCATCGTTTTTCTCAAAAATAGCCGATATAGCCGCGTTAAACGAGTTTTGAAGTTCAAAGCTATCCTTACCCTCTCCGTGTATCAATCGTTGAGTCTTGGGGCTTTTAACGAAGCCGATCCAAAGTTTTCTTCTATCGTCCCACACAGTGGGGACTCTTAAGTATAGACTTTGGGCGCCATCCACATGAAAACATAATTCCATGTACGATTTTGAAACAGGAGCAGGACTTGTCATAGGATAATCCGAATAGGTTTGTTGACTGGTTGATATCTTTCATTAACATGGCTTGCATTGACTAAATGGATTCCATTCGTGTGTACGCTTTCACCGTAGGCTTCATGAATATGACCCGTTACGTGAAGCTTTAAATTAGGAACCATGGTTAACATCTCCATCCATAGAGTAATACTTCCTACTGAAGGACCTATCGTTCCATTTCGATTGTAAACCCAATCATAGTTTCCGAACGAAGGGGAGTGAGTGATCAAGATGTTTGTGTCTCTAGGAATCAATCTCCATTTCTCAGAAAGCTGCTCTTCTTTATCAAAAGTAAACGCCTTGCAATGAGGATTCATCCCTGGAAAAGTTTTGGTCCAGGGCGAGCCCCATATCTTTAAACCTTCAAATTCTGTGCCTGAATCGCATAGGTATTCTTGCTTCTCACACTCAGGTCCATAAACGATATCGGCGGCATCTTTATTATTACAACACTGAGTAAGAAAGTTATCGTGATTGCCGCCGATATAGATCTTTTTACGGTAGTTTTGAGCATCAAACCATGTGAAAAACTTGTCCCAGCATTTGAGGGAATCTCTAGCTGTCATGTCTCCAGCCACGATGAGAAGGTCGCCTCCTTCTAACTGTGGACAGAATCCATGGAGGTCAGCTATGCAGTCTATGATCATTCAAAATCCTATTATTTAGTGCTCACTATATCACACTGTATGTTGTAAAGCTAGCAAAGTTTGTTTAAAGTCTCTCCTAAAAAAACGTTGTAAAGTAAATATTTTAATTGATAAAAGAGGGTCATGAAAACAGAACTAGAAGAAAAGCTATTTAACGACTTTCCGCTCTTGTTTGACAAGGATGCAAACATTCGCTCTTCCGCTATGGGATTTGGGTTTGAATGTGGGGATGGATGGTACGAACTGATAAGGGAACTTTGCGAAAAGCTCTACCCTTTAGTTCAGAAGATCGTTCCTGATGAGTACGGGTATTCTTGTAGAGCAAGTCAAGTGAAAGAGAAGTATGGAACTCTTCGTTTCTATATGGATGCGTGCACCGATGAGATGTGTGATCTTATAGACGAATATGAAGACCGTAGCTCTAGAACTTGTGAGGTCTGCGGAAAGCCAGCAAAGATAGACAATTCGACTGGTTGGGTATCAACAACGTGTGAAGAGCATAGGCGAAAATGAGCATATCCCAAGATCAAGCTTTCGAACTTCTGAATAGTCAGGAGTGGAGGCTTTCAAACCTATACAAAATCAAAGACAAAGAAGGGAATGTAGTAGATTTCGAACCCAATTGGGCTCAAAAAACTTTACTTCGTTCTCATAACTTAAACATCGTCTTGAAGGCTAGGCAGCTTGGAATTACTACTTTCCATGCTCTCTTATTTCTAGACTATTGCCTTTTCCAGCCCAATACGAATGCTGCCATTGTAGCTGATAACAAAGATATTGCAAGAGAAATCTTCGTCGACAAGGTAAAGTTTGCTTATGACAATCTCCCTCAATTTGTTAGAGATATGTGCCATGCGTACAGAGATAACGTGCATGAAATGCGTTTTGCCAACGGATCGGTTTTTAGAGTGGCTACTTCACTTCGAGGAGGAACCCTTCAGCTTCTTCACATTACAGAATTTGCTAAGGTCTGCCAGGAAAATCCCACGAAAGCTAACGAAATTATCTCAGGAGCGCTTAACGCTGTTCAAGCCGGCCAATTTGTCTGTATTGAATCCACAGCAAGGGGAAGGGAAGGTCATTTCTATAACCTATGCAAGTCCGCTCAGGCGTTGGAAGATTCACAGACTCCTTTAGGAACTCTGGATTGGAAGCTTTGGTTCTTTCCTTGGTGGCAACATCCAGATTATGTTCTAGATTCAAAAAATGTATTGATAAGTAAAGAGATGTCAGAGTATTTTGAGGCTTTAGAAAGTAAAGACATTATTTTAAATTCGGAGCAAAAAGCCTGGTACGTAAAGAAAATGATGACACAAGGTGAGTACATGAAGAGGGAATACCCCTCCACACCCGAGGAAGCGTTTGAAACCGCTAACGAGGGGTACTACTTTGCTAAGATGATCTCTATAGCCAGACAGGAACATCGAATCTGCCACCTGCCTTACGATGAGAATGCTAAGACTTATACAGCTTGGGATATCGGAATCGGAGACAGCAACGCAATCTGGGTGTTCCAGCTGATTGGTAAAGAAGTCCACTGTATCGACTACTATGAAAACAGTGATGAACCTCTAGCTCACTACGTGAAGTGGTTGAAGAGCAAGCCGTACATGTACGAGAAGCACTTCATGCCTCACGATGCAGCCTCGAGGTCTTTACAAAGTGGAAAGAGTTTAGTTGATGTCGCAAGGGGTGCTGGTCTAAAAATAGACGTCCTACCTAGAGATACTAACGAAATGTTCGGTATCGAATGTCTCAGAAGTATGCTTCCTCGATTCTTTTTCGACCAAACTAAATGTGAGAAAGGTGTCAAAGCTGTAGAAAGCTTTAGGAAAGAATGGAACGAGAAATTGGGCTGTTACAGAGAGAAGAGCTACCATGACTGGGCTTCTCACGGATCTAAAGCCTTGATCTACTGTTCCGAAGCGGTACAAAGAACCGGCTCATCAGCAGGAATGACTGCTGAAGAATGGGCTAGAATGCGAAGAGAGTGGCTCTAAAAAAATTTTGACCTGAGTGTCAAGTAAATATTTGAGAAACTATGTCAGGATATGTAGCAACAGGTACTAACAACGAGAAGGTGTTTCAGTTCACCCAGTTCTTCTACGACGCCTATCGTACGTGGGGAGTGTACTATGCTGCTGCCTATAGAGATTTACGCGCTTATGCCGGTGATAACTGGACCAATCTAGAGAAATCTAAGCTCATCAAACAGAACAGAATGGTTCTGGAGCTTAACAAGATTCGTAGGGTGGTAAACCTATATTCTGGATATGAGAGAGAGAACCGCACTGCCACGGTTTGCACCCCTGTTGAGGGATCAGATGTTAAAACAGCAGATCAGTTCTCTGACATCATGTATTACGTCTACGATAAAGCAAACGCAGACTACATAGTATCTGAAGCCTTGAGCA